GCTGCTTCAGTGTCAAAATAGAGACAATACCCATCAGGGTTAGTGTCCAGAAAGTTCTTGACAACAGCAAGAGAGAAATAAGTTTTACCAGTAGACGACTCACCTGCGATAGCAGTAATACGATTGCTGCTAACCCCGCCAAAAATAGACCCACTAATGAGTCCATTAAAAATGTACGATCCAGTGTCAATGAATCTTTCAGTTTCATCAATCTCTGACGCAATTTGCGTATATTCATCTCCTATCTCTTTTACTATTTCTTTTAAAAAATCCATAACTAAGTTGGTGGCATATAATTTAAGTTTAGCACAAAACGTGCTTTTGCGTCAGTGCAAGTTGAACCTGAATGTCTAAGATTAGATGGGAAGGTAATTAAACGATTTGCAACACTCTTTACATAACCTCCAGACTCAAAAGTTGTCTGTCCATCATTATCATTAAAATAAAATATAGAGGTAATACAATCTTCATAATCTATATGAAAACCTCCTACTCTCATTTCATGACATTTAGGTCTTAGGTTTGCTTTAACTCTGATCCATTCAGAAGCAGGTATCCTATCAAAGAAAGGTTGTAAAGCAAACATACAATCTGTTACTACTCCACGATCTGGTAGTAAAAATACATGCTGAAATTGATAATCATCAGGATGATCTCCTTCCTTATTTACATAAGGGTTATAAAACCAATAACACTCATGAGTAAACCATTTGTGTACTTGATAGAAAACTTCTGGAGGAAAAAAATCATCAACCACATTAACTTGAGTTAATAGTGGTTCTTTTAGATCTACTCCATAATGAGTTGACATAATTTATTTTTCTATCTTATGATAAACTTCAACATAAGACTCACAAGTTGGGCATGTTAAGTTTGTAACTATATCATACTCCATTTCTTCATGATCGTCAAGATCATGATCTCCACCCCAAATCAATTCGCTATTGCAATGCCAACAATTCATTTTGTAACCTCCTCAAGTAAAAATATACTATAGTATTCAAGACCTGCTAATTTAAATGCCATAGTTGCCTCTGCATTTTCTTGTCTATCAACTATTGAAACTACACGTTTAACAACGTAACCCGCATCTCTTAGACGTTTTACTGCTTTGATAGATGACTCTCCTGTAGTTACCACATCTTCAAGAACAGTTACTTCTGTTCCTTCTGGGAATGTAGGACCTTCAATATACTCATCAGTTCCGTGTCCTTTTGATTCTTTGCGAACTATAAGGGCATCAACAATTCTATTATCCAAACCAGATATAACTGCTACTCCAGAAACTAATGGATCTGCTCCAAGAGTAAGACCTGCAACTACTGGTGTTTCTACATGTTCTAGTAATAGAATAGATGCAAGAGTTAATCCACGAGCACTTAATATAACTGGTTTACAATTTACATAATGTTCAGATTTTCTACCAGATGAAAGAGTAAACTCACCTTTGCGATAACCTTTCTCTTTAATTAAACTTAGAAGTTCTTCCTTCATATTCCTAATAATTTACGTTGTCTTTCAAAATACCCATGAAGTATCCATGAACTACTGTTCATTTTATCTTCTCCACCTATGCCAAATTCAAATTGAACTCTAGGATCTTTACCATAACCATCTATCTCAGGTGTGTTTCCTTTCTTTCTATCTCCACCGTTGCAAAAAACAACTGTGCTAGAAATATCTAAACACTTGGCAATAGCACCACAGGCAGATTCATCGCTATCATCCCAAGAGATAACAGCATCTACCATATCAAGATGTCTGATAATATCTGCTCTTTCTGCCCAAGATTGAAAGTATTGACTCTTCTTTCTGGTTAACCATTCATTGCTGTTAATACCAACAACCAAATAATTAGAAAGATCTTTAGCTCTTTTAAAATATGCTATATGTCCACTGTGGATAGGATCAAATCCACCAGTAACTAAACTCACTTTGTCAAAAAACATTAGATTACCATTCCATAAGTATCTCGAATTATTTTTTTATAAGGACCACCAGGATTTGCATCCCTAACATCTTTAACTATTTTAAGTTTCTGATACAAGGCAGTATCTCCACCTAGAGTTAAGGCAGTAATTATAGTAGCAAGTTCTTTATCGTTTATAGGTAAATCCATTAGGAGAAAAATGATTCTAAGGTAACTTTTTTTTCGACTTCCCATCCAATCGCATCTAAAATTGCTTTTAGAGGATATACAAAACTTTTTTCAAATTGCAATTCATAATCAATGTATTGCGATAAACCAAACTCTGTAGGAAAGTCTTGAATGAATGATAGCACATTCTCTTGTATAGTGTTTGGTTTTTTTAAATAGAGGAATTTAATCTTCTCTCCATTTTCAATGGCAGAATACTTATTGGTTAACTTTTTCTTCCTAAGATAATAATTAAACAATAATGCACCACGTATATGTATAGGAGTTCCTTTTACATAAATGTCAGACGAAGACTTATACTTCTGAACATTAGATGCAGTTCGAGGAAATGCAATCTCTTCTGGAGGAAGAGACTTGAATTCTTTTCTAGCATTTTCAATGAATTCGATAACATCATCTTCAGTTCCTCTCATCATTAGTTTGAGAGCATCTTTAATCATAGTTCGACAAGGTGCAGGAGTAGAAGACTTAACTGCTTCAATACCCATCATCTTGAGTTTGGGTTCTTCGTATCTAACTCCTTCGCTGTCCCATACATTTAAAATGTATCTTTTCTTTGCTGTCCATATTCCACGTTCTGCGATGTTCTCTCTTTTCATGAACATCTTTTGATCATATGCGTTTACGTAGTTGGCCAACGTTTCGTAAGAACTTTCAATATACTTTTCAAGTTCCACCTCACAGATCTTATTAAGGAACGAAACAATGCCTTCAGTAGTTTTCTCTCTGCCCTTGTATACACGTTCCACCAAAGGACCAAGGTTAAGGTAAATAGAATCAGTATCTGAAGCAATAACATAATCTTCGTTCTCCGTTTTTAATATTTTGTTTAAGTATGTGTTCATACGATTTTCTATCCAACGAATAGAAACTTGCCCTGATAAAGTAATTGCTTCCGCATTTGCAAGTTTATAATAACGGAAGTATTGATTACCAATAGCACCATAGGCAGAGTTAAGTTGTATCTTTCTTGCCATCTGGATATTATTACACCTAGCAATCTCTTTCTCAAGAGTTTTAGTAGGTTTCTTTTCATATGCTTGCTTTGCTGTAAGCATTTTCTTTTTATATACTGTTCGATCTTTGTATATCTTTTCCATAATCTCTGGTAAGAATCCACGAACATCTTTTCTATACATCGCACCATTTGCACAAACAGCACTATCTTTGTATAGTTCAAAGTTTATTTCTTCATCAAGTATCTTATCAACTGTAACTGATGGATGTTTTTGTTCAAGAAGTGTCTCTGGAGAAATATTATATTGCATGATCAAATGTGGATATAGACTATTCAAGTCAAACGATACCACCCAATCATACTTACCAGGTATTGGTTCTTTTACATAAGCACCTGCATATTTTGCATCTTTATCAGATCTTTCTTTTGGTGGAATTACGATCCTTCTTTGTTTTAGATAATTGTAAATTATAGTATCCCACATACGAACTTGATAAAACACATCTACAAAGTTTACCTTTGCGTCGAGTGCCATTGTAACAGCAAGTTCAATCAGTTTCATCTTGTCTTCCAGACGGTCAACAAGTTCCACGTCAATGATATTGTATTCTACAAACTTTTGCCATCCTTTTGTATAGAAGTCTTTGAATGTATCAAACTCTGAGTGATCTAATTTCTTTTGCCCAAGTTCAACATTGGCAATATGATCTAATCTATATGATTCTTGATTGGTATAAGTAAACTTCTTATAAAGATCTAAGTAATCAAGTTGAGTTATACCACCTACATCATACGAAATATTTCTACGACCTTGAATATAAACCTCATCCTCTGTTACCAATCCCCATGGAGAAAACCGTTTCATTAGTTTCTCTCCTAATACACGATCCAATCTACGACAGATATATGGGATATCGTATAATTGAATATTCCAACCAGTAACAACCTCTGGTGTATTATCTTCTACCATCCACCAGTTAATGAATGCGTTTAGAAGTTCATACTCTGAATTAAATTGTTTATATGTTACGTTCTCTTGTGTATTATTAAAAGGACCTTGTCCCCAAGTAATAATCTTTTTAGTTGTATAGTCTTGTATTGTAATTAATAATATTTCTTCTGCAGCAGATTCTACATCTGGGAATCCATTCTCAGACTTAACCTCAATATCTAATGAGAAGAGTTTGATCTTACTGATATCAAACTTAATCTCTTGTTCTGGATATTTCTCTGAGATATATTGATAGATGTATCTATCATTTCCATATATCTTAAAGTTTTCGACACCATCATACTTCTTGATAAATTCACGACAATCGCGAACTGTACCAGGTTCTACAGATTCAACATATTCACCATCCAGTGTTTTGTTTTTTGTTTTCTTTTTAGATGGAACAAAAAGAGTTGGATAAAACTTCTCTCTGATTGCGAAATGTTTTCCATTTTCGTAACCACGAACTAAGAAGTTGTCTCCAACCATCTGGACGTTAGTATAAAAACGCATTATTTTGTTAGTTCAAGATACTGATCAATAATTTCTTGTTTGGGTTCTACCATTGTTAGTATATCATCTGATCTTAGCATCATCTCAGTTTGCCCTGCAAAATCTGGCCAAGGTGTTAGACCTGTATCCTTATCATACTGGTAAGGATTTTTTATTTTACAATCAGGTTCCCCTAATTCTGCTTGAATCTCTTCTACTTCACAGATGACAACATTATCAACCTTTAATAGAAGTCCCTTCACTTGTTTGTTTTTTGAGCTCATTCAATCGATCCTCATACATTTTTTTAACAGAGTCTAATGGTTCTACAACCGTTACTACCCAATCTGGTTTAATTGGAATTGATTTATCAGATGATAAAAGAATCCAAGGAGATAAAGTAATCTCAACTGAAGTATCATTATTGCTTGCTTCTTCAGTTAGAAGAAGGGGTCTTTGACTAACAATTTTAAAAGGATTGTTAAGAAGGTATCCTACAATCTTTTGTTGTGCTTCGTCTTCTCCCATTACTAACTCTTTTGCATCAGAGATGATTTGGTCTCCTGATTTTAATAAAATTAGTTTAACAGACATTTTCCGATATTAATTGATATGGTAGATTCCTATAGCCGCTTATGCTGAACCTACCAAAGGGCATAACCGCAGCCAGTATTTCTCTGACAAATATATTATACCATAAAAAAAGGGATCGTCAAGATCCCTTGATATTTTATTTAGAGGTAATCTTTTCGGGCATGATGCTCTGGAACTACCTTGCCTAATTCAACAGTAAGAAGACCATCTTCAAAAGAAACTTTTTTAATCTCTACATCTTCAGACAATTGCCAAGATCTTTCAAATGATCTTTGTGCCATACCACGATGTACGTATTCGGATTCTTTCTTCTCTTCTTTCTTACCTTCTACGTGTAGTTTACCGTGTTCTGTGTAAACTTTAACTTCTTTCTTTTTAAATCCTGCTAGTGCAATCTCTAAACTTGATTCATGATTGCTATGTTGCACAATATTATATGGTGGGTAAGTTTGTGCTGTTGTTCCCCAGACCTGATCAATGTATGAGTCAAGTCCAATACTGTTTCTTGCAATCTTATCCATTAATTCTGAAAGATTGTTTGCAGTATACCTTTGAATGTTTGTCATAATTCTCCTTAATAAGCGAGTGTTGATTGTGGATCCTTTCGGCATCCAATACTATTTAAACATATAACACAAAAAAAGGGGATGTTGAATCCCCTACTTTTATATTCGGTTATAACTCCATCAACCTAAAAAAGCAATCTCTATGATCTTTAACGTGGTACGTAAAACCGCCCCTTTCTTCAACTGCTTTTGCTAGTGGATAATCATTCTCTCCTTCTGCCATCATATCTCCAAAGAAATGTATTTCATCTGTAGGATCAAAATCTCTGAGTATCTGACTCTTATCTACATTAGATATATCAAGACCAGTTTGACCTCCTATCTGAACATTTAATTCTGGAAATCTATCTTTCAATCTATGTGCGATATCTATTCTCTCATTAGTAACATGATCGTGTTCAATATACATTTGTCTTTCATCTAGATCATTTTCTCCTCTACCGAGAATACTAAAATTAATTCCACCAGGTCTTGTTTCAATATGTTTACCAGTTCTTATAGGAAACTGACTATGATCTAATTCATCTTGCAAAAATAATTTTACTTCCTCTGGCAATACCCAATCAGATTGATAAACATTATTTCCTTTTTCATATACATCGCTACCAGAACAGTTGTAAACTCTTTGACACTTATTACAAAGTTCCTCTCCAAGTTGTTCTATTGTTTTTTCTTTATCGCTACCTGTAACAATATACATATTGCAGTTATCTGCAAATCCTAAAAGGTAACTTAAAAAATCAGGTTCGATTACTTGTCT